TCATCTTGGAGACAATTCAGCTTCAGGAAACTAATCGGCGGTACCAACACCAAGGTAGAAGCCGATAGCGCCCCTCCACAAAAGGACGTAATCTCTGCTAGCAAGGAGCTCACTGCGGGCAAGAAGCTAGCAGAGGAACAGAAGGCAGTCGACGAACATATCGCAGAACAGGATCGGATCCTCAAGAAGGAAGAAGACAAGGCCAAAGACGGGATGAAGGATGACGGTGGAATCTTCGGCCTGTTCAACAACTTCCAGAAGTCCCTCGTGGAGGCATACCAGAAGAACACACAAGGCGTTACGCTGGCCTCGAATATTGGTCCAGCTGCTCCCACTGCCGTCTCCGGTGCCGAGCTTGTGGCGATGCAGTCTGACACTGCAAATCTGAATGCGAATGCCGAGGCTGCAAAGGCAACTCAGCAGGCTGCTTCGAATAGCTCGAAGTCTGCAAATGTTTCGGCCAATGCCGTCACGTACAATAACAACAACGTTCCTGACCGGACAAGCTGGATGCTAACACCGGTCGGTGCGATGTTCAGGTAACAAAAAAGGGGTCCCATGCGGGACCCCTTCGAGCATTCAGAGGAGACTGCGATCAGTCTTCCTTTGCCAGCTTCGCAAAGTACGACAGAGTGTCCTCGTCGTCATCTGCGGCCGCAGACTCGGCCTTAGGCAGTGGTGCAGCAGCACGGGGCTGAGCAGCAGGAGCAGCCTTGAAGGCTGGTGCCTCAACCTTGGTGTCAAGGTCAACGCTCTCCGCAGTCGTCAGAACCATACCCTGTTCACCCAGGACCTCCTTGAGCTTGCGCTCCAGTTCAGCGTACGACTTGAAGTTCTTGGGATCCAGGAACTCCTTCAGTGAGTGCAACTGACTGTAGCACTGCTCGAGCGCCTTCTCATCACCGTTGAAGAGAGGTGCCGGAGAAGCGAACTCCGACTTGTCGTAGTTACGATAACCCTCGACATTGCGGATCTTCAGCTTGAAGTCTGCACCCTCCCAGAAGTCGAACGGATTGACCGGCTTCTCATCCTGGAAGGCAGGCTGCATCACGTCAAGGATCTTGTCGAAGATCTTCTTGCCGAACTTGAAGAGCTTGATCTGCCCCTCATTGGCCGGGTTGGCCGGATCGGAGATGATCAGGATGTTGGCCACATAGTGGAGGCGACGCTTACGAGCCCGAACGAGCTCCTTGTCTTCCTCACGACCAGTGTTCCACAGCTTGCTGTTCAGGTCAGAGACCGGATCCTTCTGACCAAGAGTGGTCAGAGAGTTCTCGATGTACCAACGGCCCGTGGGGCCCTTGAAGCCATGGTCCCAGTAACGGACCCACGGTAGCTCTTCACCTTGAGCAGCAGGGAGGAAGCGAATGACCGCATATCCATTCCCGGCCTTGTCGACCTGGGGTTGCCAGAAGCGATCGTCCTCACCGCTCTTCTTGTCGCCGCCGTTGCCAGCAGCCTTCTGCGCCTGGGCAAGGAGGCTAGAGATGCCTGCCTGCCGATTCTTCTTCATTTGTGCGAATGACATATTATTGGTAGTATTGCGTTGTATGACTGAGTATCCTAACAGTTATCCCCGAGAAGTAAATCTCGAAAGCACAATTTGTTTGCACTTTTTGAGGTCTACGGATCCACGGAGAAATGGCCGGTATTTGAGCAAGGTCCGAGAGAATTCAGGCCAGAAGATCGTCTCCGTAATGGATTGGTTCTTCATGAATTCTACCATCTCGTCTAGAACTGTAACGGTCTCGAGCGAGATGTCTCCCTTGCAGTGTAACTCAACCAACCGTGGATAGCTCCCTGACTTCGCGATGAACAGGTCATCGAACTTCATGGAGTTCTCCTGACAGTAGTTGAGGAGGTAATCGACCTCGTTGCCGAAATGGTACGAGAACGAGTCGCGTTTGCGAACCCACTCTGCATACCGTTTCTCGGCCTCGGTGTCGAGAAGATTGCCTGCCCAGCAGGACTTCCCCGAAGAGAAGTTGGCCACCAGGAAGTCAACCAAAGTTTGTTGGTCCGGATACTTCCGTGCCAGCTTGGCGAAGTAGTACCGGTCCTTTCTTTTAAGGAACGAATTCTGAGTCGCGGACGTCCGAAACTTGTACTTCAGAGCGTCATACGTACCGGACTCAAAATGCAGCTTTAGCGCATTATATATCTGGTACGCCTCAAAGGGTTTCAGCATCTTAGTCGATGGCCTTTTCGATCCCGGTGTAAATCCCGAATTCGATGAAGAGCAGACTGACCTCGATGCTAATGCCGTACACCTTCTCGGCATCATTCCAGATATTGTAGTCCTGCTTGTAGCACTTGATCATCAGACCTAGGCTAGGATTTCTGAAGGACACCTGGTAGCTAGAAAAGAAGAATGGTCGCATGTTACAGGAATGAGTTGAGGGTATTTGGTTTGGGGAGTAGATTCGCTGCCATCCCTTCGACCTCCAGCTTAGCCTTGATAGGAGCGTTGATCAGGCGGGAAACGTCAGCCGGATCCAGTCCACGCTCTTCGCAGACGTGCAGGACGGCTTCGATGTATGTCATCTTCTCCTTGGCCACAAGGTTTTCGACCATGTGGGAAAAGGAGGCATTGGTTAATAGGTTTGGTAGGAGTGTCATGTTTAGGTCCTCGATTCGAACACGCGGAGCAGCACCACTTCGTCGTTCAACCTAGGTTTTGGCTTGCTTTCTTTGGTGGTCAGGTTCGACCAGGCCTTCTCGATCTGCTTAGGTGTACTGTTCAGGATGATCGGAAGAAGCTCGTCAGGTTTGCGCAGACGGATCGCACGAGTGCTCAGTTCGTCCACGTTCTGGAGGGTGGTACCCTTGATGGACAGACCCTTCTCGTTCTGGGCCACATAGTCCAGCAGGACTCGGTACTTCACGTTGAAGGCCAGAAGACGGTACGCTCCCACGATGCGGATCGGGTTCACCGATGCAATCTTGAACTCGCCATTCTCCTTGCAGTACTTGAGGGACGAGATCTGCTTGGTTGCAGAGACCGGCTTCTTCTCCCGAGGAGCACGAGTAGCCTTCGCAGCATTACGGAACTTGTCAGTGTCCGCCAGCATCGAGTTGAGCGCCTTCACACGAGAAAGCAGCTGCGCCTTCGTGAGGTGCTTGTACGACTCGACCAGGTAATCGTCCGACTTCTCCAGAGCGGATCCCATCTCATCACGGTAGCGAGTCAGCCACTTCTCCACCTCGGCACAGGCCACGGCAGGAAGCCTGTGCTCCTGCATCTTAGCGTACACATCGAGCGGCTGCGGGGCATCATCCTTGCGGGAGATCCAAGAATCCAGCATGGAATCCAGGTCGCCGATGATGGTCCGAGTAACCTTGTCCTTCAGGAGGACCATGGGTGACACGACATCCTTCTTGGTCTCTTCAGCCTGTGCCTCAGAACCGCTCTGGAACACCTCGATGATGGGCTGGAGAATGCTACGAACGAACTGGTCGTCCGGAGGATAGTCCAACTCTGGGTGCTTGGCAGGCATTCCACGGAGCATGCTGATGCAGAGCGTTCCAACCGTCATCCCTGGAGTGTAATCCGGAGAACGCCGAATTGCTGCCACGTCCTTCTTGGAGTAGCCATTGGCTTCCATCCACTCGAGGACCTTAGGCTTGGACTCCTTTGAAGACAGGTAGTAGTTGTAGAAGTTGAAGGCTCGAGAACGCTCTTGGTTGAACTTCTCGGCCGTCCACGACTTCCAATCATCCCACACCGGCTCACTGCCCGTGTAGCGGTCGTCCGTGGCATGGACACCATGGATGTGCTTGCGAGTCTTCTTCTCGCGCTTCTTGGAATTCTTGAGGATGTCGTCGACGGCCATGGCTTAATCGCGCTTCCAGTTCGTCACCGAGTCAACGCGAAACGAACGCCACCCGGCATTCTCCAGGTCGTACACCCGGATGACGTCCAGGTTTTCCTTGACGGGCTTCTCGTTCTTCGGCTTCGCTGCCTCAGGGATGTACGACTCATGCAGGGTGCACCACATCGTACGCTCGGTTCCATCTACCTTCGTGAAGGTGATGTAAGGGGCCGGTCGGGCCTGCAGAAGGCGGACCAGCTCGTCTCGGGTGAATTTACCGTTACTCATAATGAATGATCCTAGCACGTCTGGCTGGGATGTAAATCAAATAGTTCTGTGAAATGAGCCTACCTCAATTTGAGTTGAAGTATGCTTTATGTTAGATAGGCCAATAAGTGTGAAGGCCGAATAGCGGATCTTGATCTACTTACTAGAAGTAGGCTCATTTCACAGAACAAGGTTATTTATTCTGAGGAAGATCTTAACTAGCCGGCATGTCAGATGACAGGAATCTGCTTGACGGTAACCGTCGTAACCTTGCCGGCCTTGATGGTCTTCACCGTCGTAGTTTCGACCAGCCACTTGGCCTCGATCATGGCAGCAGGAATGTTCTGGCCCAAGCCGTGTCCCATCACGACGAAGAAATCGCTCGGGTAGTAGTGATAGTGCCGGCTCTTGGTAGTTTTTAGCACCCGACCCTTGCGGTACGTGAGGCCGAGAGTGGCATCGACAACGAAATCGTTCTTGAGGACGAAGCGGGTAACGAAGGTCTTCTTGGTGGTTTTCATCATGCCAATATCCTAGCAAGTTCTCAGTAAATGTACAACTCTAAGAATTACGTAAGTCGTTGGTACTCAGAGGACGCGGGAAACCTTGCTCCAGTAGTTGTTGAGGTTGCGCTGCTTAGAATCATTCACCGGCTTGGCGGCGCGCTTCCATGCGTTGCCGCCACCGTTCCAGATGAAGGCAAGCTCCTTGGCCGTGGCAGGACGACCGGTAGTCTTCTGGATGTGCTTGGCGTAATGCCCCAGAACGATCTGGGCCACGTCACGGGAGGCCGTAGGACTGAACATGTCCTTGTGGGTGTAGCGCGTCTGGGCCAAACGGTTGGCTTCCTGCACAGTGACGGAATGGATCTGGAGGATGCCGTAGGCTTTGCCGTTGTCGCCGACAGCGGTGGCCTTACCGTTGGACTCCACACGGACCAACGAGTCGATCAGCTTGCGCATGTCCACGGCCGCAGAATGGGCCGTGGCAACCATGGCGATCGAGGCGAGGATGAGCTTGACTTTCATGCCAATATCCTAGCAAGTTCTCTGCAAATGTACAGCTTTAAGAATTACCTAAGTCGTTGGAGATGATCAGAGTGATCTGATTCTTGTCGGTGGTCCACCCATCGTACACGAACGAAGCAGCCGCACCGGTGTACGACCACACGCGGTGGGAGAACTTAAAGGCGATCACTGCACTGGTCTTCTCGGACTTCACAAGTAGTTCAGTCACAAAGCCTTGCGTGTCGGAAGGGAGAATTGCCAGGTTCTTGACACTGGAGAATCCCGTGAAGCCGATCCAGTTGAATGCCGAGGACGAAAAGAGAGGCAGTGTGCTCATTGGGTGTGTAAGGTATTGGGGTTGAATTAGTTGCACCAGTAGGCCTCGTTGGCCACCGAGCAGCTGTACGGAAGGTCGACGGCCTCCTGGACCGTCGCACCGGTCATGACGTTCTTGACCGTACGGTAGTCCGTGTGGGTCTTGTTGCGGGCCAGCATCTTCTGCTGGCGCTTGGAGAACTCGGAGTAGGACACGACCTGCTCGAACGTGGTCTTGCCCTTCTTCAGGAGGAGGGTCACTTCGCAGCCGTTGTTGCGGACGATCGGGGAGTAGGTACCTTTGTGGGTGATAGCTTTCATCATGGGGATATCCTAGCAAGTTCTCAGTAAATGTACAACTCTAAGAATTACGTAAGTTGTTGGTACTCAGCTATTGCTCAACTTGTTGAGAGTGACCCACTTGATGCGGTTGAGCCTCCACCGGATACTCTGCTCGAATTCGGAGTCGCCGAGTACATGCTGGATGTCAGAGGCAATCGACATCACGATGTCCTGAGCGGTCGTGCGGTATTCCGACTCCTGCGCGTACCACGCATTGATGTCACGGACGCCAAACTGTTCGAGATCGGTAACGCTAGACTTGTACGTCTTGAAGGTAGGGTTGCTCAACATGCCAATATCCTACCAAATCCTCTGCAAATGTACAGCTCTAAGAATTACCTAAGCTGTTGATGCTGAAACTACGTGGTCGAGATGAAAGTGTCGGAATCCACCGGTTTCTTCAGGTTTCGGATTCCTCGAGTCTGGATTGCCCTGAAGACGAAGTATGGCCACCACAGAATCTTGGGCATCTTCACGAGCTTGACGTTGGAGTTCTCTATGAGCGGAACCTCAGCGTCCCACGTACGGA